TGACCGTTATCTTGGCGCTAAATCCTCTGACCCATCAGTTGATAACGATGGTAATGCACTGCTTACTGGTGCGCTCTATTGGAATACAACAAGTAGCGAAATGCGTGTTTATAGTGGTAGCGCATGGGTAACTGCTTATCTTCCTGCGGCTGGTTATTTAGCGCTGTCTGGCGGTACGATGACGGGTGCATTGGCGATGACAGATAATATTTTGTCACGCTCTATGTTTAAAGATGTTGGTTACACTTATTTTAATAGTGGTACAACCAATGCACTTGATTACGTCAATGGTTCGCATCAACGCTGGACTCCCAATACTGGCGCACAAACTTTAACTATTGCTAATTGGTCGCCAACAGGTAATCTAAGTGAACTTCTTATTGAAGGCGTTAACCTTGGCGCAGCAACAATTACTTTCCCTACTATCAATTGGATTAAATCTGACGGTACAACAACGACTACTTTTAGCAGCAATGGTGTAACACTACAGACCAGTGGGGTTGATTGGTTAGTTCTGTGGACGCGAGATGCTGGAACGACTATCTACGGTAAGGTGATTCGCTAATGAAAACTAAATTAGCAGCTACAGGTGGTGCAACGCAAACTTTTGTCGATGATGTATTTTCTACTTGGCTCTACACCGGCAATGGCTCAACGCAGACCATCACTAACGGCATTGACTTGGCTGGTAAGGGTGGGATGGTTTGGACAAAAAGTAGAAGTAACGCACAAAATAATTGGCTTTTTGATACTGTAAGAGGTAGTAATTCGCCATTGGGTAGCAACATAAATGGCATAGCTTCTGATAATTATGCAACTTATTTTTCCCCTGCGACGGGGATAGTTAGTGCTTCTTCAACTGGGTATTCATTAGCAGCTACAACAGGCGGAACAAACACTAATAATTTTACCTACGCCTCATGGACATTCCGCGAAGCCGCCAAATTCTTCGATGTGGTGACGTTTACGGCAAATGATTTATCAAGCCAGACAATTAGTCATAATTTAGGCGTAAAACCCGGAATGATTTTTGTCAAACAAATTTCAGGCGCGCAAAATTGGATTTGTTATCATCAATCTTTAGGGGCTACAAATGGTATATTTTTAAATTTATCAAACGCAGCGTTTGCTTCTTCAGGATATTGGAACAATACAGAACCAACGTCTTCAGAATTTACAGTCGGAAACGTAATAAGTTCGGTAACTGGAGGTCAATTCGTCGCCTACCTATTCGCTCACGACACGTCATCAACTGGGATTATTCAGTGTGGGTCGTTTACAACGGATGGTAGCGGTTCTGCGACTGTGAATTTAGGTTGGGAGCCTCAATATGTATTGTCAAAAGCATCAAGTATGGCAGGTGTTCCTTGGGTAATAGCAGATACTATGAGGGGGTTTAATGTCAACACAACTGATAATGTAAATGAATTATACCCAAATTGGTCAGACAAAGAGTTTTTAAATTCTTACATACAATTAACCGGTACAGGATTTAAATCTACTAATCAATTACAACCATCAACAACCTACATATACATGGCAATCCGTATGCCAAACAAGCCACCAACGAGTGGGACGCAGGTTTATTATGGCGAAGCATCTACCAATTCAAGTACCATTTTTGCTCCTAATTTTCCTGTTGACATGATGATTACCAATGTAAGAACAGGAGGATTTAATAATCCTATTGGGGATAGATTGCGTGGTAGTAAGCCTTATTTATTTACTCAAGTCACAGATGCAGAAGGTTCTTACGAATGGGCTAAATTTAACGGTAATACTGGGCAAATGCAACAAGTGTATTTCACAGGTGCTGGAAGTTATATGAATTGGATGTTCAAACGCGCACCCGGATTCTTTGATGTGGTTTGCTTTAACTCTATAAATTCTACTAATCAAAGAGTGTCTCATAATTTAGGTGTTGCACCTGAAATGTGTATTACGCACGCTAGGTCAGAGGCGGGTCAATGGAGGGTTTACCACGACTTTACAGGCTTATCATACTACACACAACTGCAAAGTACATCCGCTTCAAATAACTTTACAAATATATGGGGAGCTACTAATCCTACCTCTACTGACATGGGGTTCAATTCAGCAAATATTTTTGGGTCTCCCAATACAGCAACAGCAGTAGCTTACCTATTTGCCACACTCGCAGGGATTTCTAAAGTAGGCTCTTACACAGGTAATGGAACAGGGCAAACAATTGCGTGTGGGTTCTCTGGCGGTGCAAGATTCGTGTTGATAAGAAGAACAGATTCTACTGGTAGTTGGTACACATTTGATTCGGCTCGTGGGTTAACAAGCGGCTCAAGTCCATACTTGCTGCTTAACTCCACAGCGGTAGAGGTGACAGGTAATAACGGTGTCTACGCATCATCGGGTGGCTTTACACTAGGTGCAACAGCAATAACAACGACCAATATAGCAACAGCATCTTACATCTTCTTAGCAGTGGCATAGGACATAACAATGGCAAATTACATCAATTTACAAACACATCAAGTCAGCACGGAACATGAAATTCGTGCAGCATATCCTAATACTTCTTTCCCAACGCCATTCACTATTGACGGCTATGCGGTAGTATTTGATGCACCTCAACCTACTTACAATAAGTACACACAAACTATTGCGCAAGGCATACCAGTTGAAACAATAAAAGGTCACTGGGAGCAAACGTGGGTAGTCTTAGATTTAAATGACGAGCAGCTAGTGTTAGCACAAGCGCAAAAGATTGAAGATGAGAAAGCAAAAATCAAAGCAGAGATTGCAAAATTAGAAGATTCAGTCACACCGCGTAGACAGCGCGAAGCTATTTTAGCTATCGACACCACATGGCTTGCAGACGTTGAGCTTCAAATCGGGCAGTTAAGACAGCAATTAGCGGAGTACGATAATGCCTGACGAAGCCTGCCGCCTTGCTAAAGTAGAGCAGCGAATTGAGAACCTTGAAGAAATATTTGAAGATCGGGGTAAAAAACTCGATGCCATAATTGCAACTCTTGAAGAAATGAAAAACGACCAGACTCGTTACAAGGGGTTTCTCGGTGGAATTGTTTTCACAGTGGGCGCAGTATTTTCGTTCCTATCTTGGTGGCTAGGTAGCCGGTAATGGAATTTTTACAGTTTGCAACGGATGTTGGTTTCCCCATTGCTGCTGCTTGCGTGGGAATGTACTTTGTATTTCTGACGATTAAATTCCTGCTTGATAGCGTACTTGAAAAGATTAAAAGCCTTATCGGTATCATCAAGCAACTTGATAAACGTGTCACGGCTATGTCAGAGGATATTGTAAAAATAGATGTATTGATGACAGAAACGCTTGATATGCCTATTGAGAAAGAAAAAGTGGCGCGTTTTAATAACCCGCAAGAAAAGAGAATTGATTAATGGATGTTGACGCATTAGCTAAGTATATTAACCAATATGGTTTTCCAATCATTGCATCAAGTAGCATGGGTTATATCGTCTATTTTGTGTGGATATGGGTAACAACGATTGTTAAGCCAATCCTTACTGAAACAACAGACGCGCTGATTGAATTAATCGACCAAATACGCCTGCTTGATAACGACATGATTCGCTTAACACAAAAATTAATTACGGTACTTTCTATGAGAGCAAAGAAATGAATATTGGCAATAAAGGTTTACGTTTAATTAAAGAATTTGAAGGGTGTAAACTGACTGCTTATAAATGCCCTGCGGGTGTATGGACTATTGGTATTGGCTCAACGCGCTATTCTGATGGGAGCGCAGTTAAACAAGGTCAGACTTTAGCAAATGAAGAAGCCGCGTTATTACTATTATCTAAAACATTAACGTCATATGAACACGCAGTAAACGCCATTAAGGTTGATTTAACTCAAAATGAATTCGATGCGCTGGTATCGCTTACTTACAATATCGGAGCAGGTAATTTAGCCAGTTCAACGCTTGTTAAAATGCTCAAAGCCGGTGACAGTAAAGCTGAGATTGCAAAACAGTTTTTACGATGGGATAAAGCAGGGGGTAAACCGCTTGCTGGTCTTACACGACGACGCAACGCTGAAGCAGAATTGTTTTTAAGCAAATAA